TATGTCAGAAGAAATAGATTTGGATGGTTTAGACCTTGACGGTCTTATAGATACACTTGATACAGGTAATGAAGATGATTCTTCACTTGGTGAAGGTGTTAGTAAAAACGATGATGGTACATATAAAAATGTAGAAGGTCAACGCGTAAACATTGATGGTACTGAATATACAGCGTCTAACGATGATGGTGACAGTAACAACGATGATGATAGTGACGATAATAAATCTGCAGAAGATAAATTTCGTGATAGTATTTTAAAGAAATACAAAGCTATTAAATTTGATGATAAAGGAAACGCTGTTGATGCAAATGGTACTGTTTTGGCAGACATTGACACACTGGAAAAAGAGTTTGGTAAGGATGTTGATACTAGCGATAGTACTGGTCTTGATAAAACACTTAAAGCTCTTAGCAGCAATCTTGGTTTTAGTCCTTTAGATGAAAATAATGCACCTAAAAAATACACTAGTGTAAAAGATTACTTATCAGATTATTCTATATCACAAAGACAAAGTGGTATAGATTCTCTTTTAGATTCACATCCGCAATTTCGTAGAATTTATACTACACTTGCTACAGGTGGAAAACTTGAAGATTTATCAGGAAGTAAAGATTGGAATAGTGTAAATATTGCAAAAGAAGATACTGCTCAACATAAATCTATTATTGTTGATTCTTTAGTTGCTAGAGGTATTCCTAAAGAACTTGCTAGTACAGTAGCTACAAATATTGTAGAAACTAAAGATTCCTTTATTGAAGCTACAAATGCTAAAAAAGAATTAGTTGGTATAGATGCACAAAAGATGGCTGCTCAAGAAAGTCAGATTGCATTAAGTCAACAAGCAGAAACAAAACAAATTAAAGATTACTGGTTAGCTCAAGAAGCTAAAGTTAAAAGTGGTCAAATTGTTACTACTGCGGGTACTATAAAATTAGATAAAACTACTGCTGATACGTTTCATAAGTATCGTGCTTCTTCTGTTGATGCTAACGGTAATAGTCAAGCTAGACTTGACTATCAAAATCTTAGTGATGAAGATGCTATTATGATGGATTATCTATTGTTTAAAAAATTGAGTGTTGCAGATTTAGCAAAAGATTTAGCTCAAAAAGAAAAAGTAAAATCTCTTAGAGAACTTCTAAGTAAATCTACTTCTACTCAAAGTCAATCACGTCAAAATCCTGAAGGCTTGTTAAGCCTAGATGATGTCGATCTTGGCAAATTTTTATAATTGAATATTAATTTTAAAACTTAAAAAATGTCTAGTAATACAGCTCGTGTCCTTTATAGCGATGGTTATGATGGTTCGTCTTTTACAGATCAGGATACACTTACACGTGCATTGTTAACAAAGCCCGATAAGATAAATCCTGTAATCACACACCTTGCAGGTCGTGAAGATAAAAGATTTCCATTGTCTTTCCTAACAGAAGGTCAAAAAGGTGGTATAAAACCCGTTGAACTTAATGATATTGAGTACGAATGGGATACTTTTAACCGTCTTAAAACTACAGATATTGTAGTTTCTAATTCATATGGTGCTAGTGATAAACCTGGACTTAATCACACAGAATTTTTTGTTGTGTTTAAGACAAATTGGCTTCGTGATCAACATATGATTGAGTCTCCTGAAAATACTCAAGCACTTATTCGTAATCGTGAACAAGTTCCTGGTGGGTGGCAATACACACTGATTCTTGCCAATGGTGATGCTAGTGCTTATTGTAATCCTTCTGAACTTGCTTCTGGGAATACTTGGGGTATGGTTGGTGGTGCTCCTGTAGCACAATCTCTATCGTTTGGAAATGAGAGTAATGTAGTTACTCCTGGAAAAATGAAGAACCAAATATCAATTCTACGTAAGTCTTATGGTATTGCTGGTAATATTAACAACAAGTATGTAACTGTTGAATTTAATATTAACGGTAAAAAGACTAGTAAGTGGATTGATTTTGAACGGTGGCAACATATGTTAAACTGGAAACAAGCGTGTGAAGAACATTATTGGTATTCTCGTTATAACAGACTTGCAGATGGTACTATTCCGCAAAGAGATAAAAAGACTGGTAAGCCTATTCCAATTGGTGCAGGTGTACTAGATCAAATTCCTAATAACGATACATATTCTCGTCTTACTTTACGTAAGCTGAAAAATACTGTTACAGACGTTATGTACGGAGCGACTGATACAGGTCAAATGAATGTTGTTTTGTTTACTGGAGAAGGTGGTGCTGAAGAATTTGATCGTGCTATTAAAGAAGATGGTAGTGGATTTGAAATGGTTAAGCAGTCTAATGTCGGTGATAAGTTTGTTACAGGACAAGGCTATGATATGGTGTATGGTGCTTACTTTAGTACGTACCGTCACGTAGATGGTCATACCATTACTGTTAAGAAAATTCCTCTTTTTGATCAAGGTGGACGTGCTCAAAAATCTAATTTACACCCTGAATCGGGTAAGCCTCTTGAGTCTTATCGTATGGTGTTCTTAGATATGAGTAATTACGACGGTGTTCGTAATGTTCAAATGGCTACAGAACGTGGACGTTCAATGAAGACTGGTGTTCTTCACGGTATGGCTGATACGCCATATGATTTTGGTGGTAATGCTGTTAATAACATAGCAACCGATCAAGATATGTCAAGTGTACACTTTTTAAGTTCTAAGGGTATTTGCATTAATCGTGCAACTCACTGTTTCAACTTAGAGTGTGACATTGAAACATTCTAATTTATAGTTTAATTATTCATTATAGAGGCGTAGAAATACGCCTCTATTTTTTACTTTTAATATAAAGACAATGATTAATAAGTCTAAAAAAGTTAATATACTTTTACGTCGTCGTTCTTTTCTTCCTGGACAAGAACATATTGAACCTGTTCAAAAAATAGGTGCATCTTTTACAAAAACACGTCCTCTTACATACGAAGAAGAGAATAAATATCTTGTAAAGATAATTGATACACGCCCTTCTAGTGATAGGTGGGAAAAAGCTGTTTCTGATTATTGGGCAAATATTGGTAAAATTGTACCAGTTGAAGGATTACTTCTTGAAACTGGGTTCAGTTATACAGACACTAAAAATGCTTCTCTAGGAGAAAGTGCAAATGAAGAAAATAAGCATGAATTTGGCAAACCTTTAAATATTGCAGATTATGTACTTTGGAGATATTGTTTAGTGTATGGTCGTGTAGCTAACACACCACAAGAACAGCACAAGTCTGAAAAAATTCGTTTTTATATGGATTCTATTGACGCCAAAAATGCTGCCGCTAGAAAGATTACTGAACTCCGTTCACAGGCGATGGCAAAGTATCTTGAAATAGCAAATGATAATAAAATGCTTAGAAATATTGTTATCGGTATGCGATTACTTGCACCTGATAATGCTAAATATAAGAATGTATTAGAAGAAAATCTAACTGTTTTGTGTCAAGATTTAGCTATTACAAAATCAAAAAACTTTGTTATTATTGCTAATGACAAAGATTTGATTTATAAAGCTGCAATTCAAAATGCTGTAGACGCTAAAATTATTACTCAAGTTCCGAATACTGAAATTATACAGTATGGTACTGAAACTATATCAACTTCTATTGCTGAGTTAATTGCTAAGTTTAAAACACAAGCAGACGATCCAATTATATCTATTGTTTTAACTAGATTAAAACTTAATGATGAATTATCTAGTAATCCACCTACAGTTCCTGCACAATTATCTTTAACAGATGATGGAAATATTAAAGCAGTAAAGGTTAAATCTACTACAGGTAATGAAGTACTTGATAAAATAAAAGAGGATGTAGTTAATGATTTACCCGTTGTTAAAGAAATAATTTTTGACGGCACTGATACTACTAAACACTCTAATAAAACTGCTAAAAAATCTTTTAATCCTGAGTAATTAAAATACTATGTATACTGTTTTTGAAATGCACGTTGATTTAGACCTTAAAATTCAAGAGGTAATGTCTAAATCTGTAGGTAATATAAGACCTGAAGAAAAAGATTGGTTTTTTACACAAGGTCAATTAGATTTTATTCGTCAACGTCTTGCACCTGCTAATACGCCTGATAAAACTACTATAGATAGTTCTCAAAAAAGATTAGATGATTTACAGACTTTGTACGTATTAGATTATCCAATTAGTTTATACTATATAAATGATAAGAGGGTGGCTGGTCAGCTACCCTCTAATTATTTACACTTGTTAGAAGATATATCTAGTGATCTTCAGTATAAATGTGGTAGTACATTAAACGTTGCCACTAATAGAAATAATGTTGAACTACATTATTCTTCTTTAGTGTT